TGACTGAGAAGTATACGAGTATGGGTGTTGATGGCTACGAATTACAAGCCAATCTACAGGCTATTATCTTTGAACAGGTGATTGAGACTGCTAAACGCGATCTTCTGAAACTGGTGTTTCTTTCTGATAACACCTACCCCGCAAGCTCTATTTGGAGCGCAATTGACGGGGTTTTCGTGAAGTTCTTCGACGCAGCTACTAACTACTGCGTGGAGCCTGTCTACAACTTCTCCGCCGCACAGAAGCTGCACAATTCAATTCTGAACGCTGACCAGGCAAGAGACATTTTGAAACTTCTTTTCACCAATGCCAATATCAGGCTCAAGTCGCTTCCTGCTTCTCAGAAGTCGTTCTGGGTATCGCAGTCGATGTGGGAAAATTATTACACGTCAGTACTTGACAACTGCTGCAATGAAGGTAGCTGGCAAGCTGGTCAGGATGGTATCGGAACATTGAAATACAGGGGTATCGAATTGCTTCCTTTGCCTATCATTGACGACGCGCTGGAGAATGATTCTACCAACCCGTTCTATGACGAAATACGTCACTTTGCGGTCTACACTACTAAGGATAACCATTACCTGGGAGTGGAACGGAGTTCAGACCTTAATAACTTGACTTCTTGCTTTGATTGCCGGACGAACTCTAACCTTATCAAAGGCAAAATGAGATTCGGATATAACTTTGCACAGTGTGATTTGATTGCTTGGGCTAAATAAAAAGCTATGCCAGTACTATGCGGAATAGGCAGCGGGATTGATTTCGACTGCCTTTCAAAAAGAAAGATATCGGGTGTAAAAAAGGTATGGCTCTTTAACATGGACCAGCTTTCAAGCCCGATAGACCCCAATGGAACCGGATACGTCACAGGACTGAACTTCACCGGATATGATGGACTGTACCTCTTCGATGCGGGTAAATTCTCTCATTCGGCAGACAGCCCTATAAACGTACAGGCGGATTCCGGAGCGGTATCTTTTCTTCAGAATGTGATTCTCAGACTGGTGGTAGATACGCCTACTGAACTTTCGACACTGGCGGACTTGCTGGTATCGACTGTGGGGGCCATTGTGCTCACAAACAATAACGAGTTCCGGATATACGGAGCGCAAAACGGATTGACGGCCAGCGAAGGTAACGTATCTCCTACGGGCCGGGCTCAGGGAGAAGACACAGCCACTACGGTGACATTAATAGGTGAAGAAGGGCTTCCATACCGGATGTTGCTTAACACTGACTATGCGACTACGTTGGCTTTGGTACAGGCTTACGAATTCTAACCTAAACCGAACCTTTAAATAAAGAAGCCTCTTAGCCGGGGCTTTTTTGTTGCTTAATTTAAATTAAAACTTAAATTTGGCTATGACGAAGTCAGAAATTAAGGCTGCTTTAAAGACCAGAGGCATCTTTGATACCAATTCCAAAGACCAGCTTTGGCAGCAAGCCTTTCAATTGTACTATCAGGAAACGAAACAGAAATTATCTATTAGCTGTGGTTCCTGTTTCAACCGTGTCCGCAACTGGCTACAGGCATGATGCACCAGATTTATTACAAGCCTGAACAGAAGAATAAGCTATACCCATTTGCAACTCCCTACTATAACGAAGGGCTTACCATCTTTTTCGAGAATAAACCCATTGAAGCCATTGTAAAAGAGGCTACAGGCGAGAAAATAGCGGTAGCAAGCTGGAAATTATCGCAGAAATTAAGAAGACATCAGCCGTTAACTAATGAACGGTTAGAAGCTGACTATCAGGTACTCAGTTTTACCCGTAATTCGGGGCGTCACCGGATGATGGCCATGTCTAACCAGTGGCATCCGGGATTTTTGAAGACAATTACGCTTTTGTGGGAGAAATTAGGGCTAAAAATGCCTGGAGAGGCGAAGGAACCTATCTACCAGAACCATTATTCCGCGAAAAGTGACATTTACAAACGTTATGTCAGTGAATTCCTGTCGCCAGCGATGGAATTGATAGAAAAAGACGAAGAATTGCACAGTTTGATGGTTGTACCGTCACGCTATGGGTCATTGTCACGGGAAGCGGACCTAAAAAGCGTAAAAGAGAAGCTGGGGATGACGGATTACCCGTTATGTCCTTTTATTTTAGAACGATGTCCTTCATTGTGGTTTACAGTTCATAGAATACCAGTTACTTACTTATGAGAATAGGTCTTATACATCCATCCAGAGGACGCCCCCGAAAAGCATTTGATACATTTCGCAATTGGACTAATAAGGCTGGTGAAAGTTTTGACTACATACTCTCCTTAGATAGTGATGATCCATCAATCGGTGAATATCAGGAGCTATTTAAAGGCCAATACATTCTTATAAATGATAATAAGTCTGTTGTTCAGGCTACAAACTGTGCAGCACGCAGAAGTCATGGTGATGTAATTATTTACCTAAGTGATGATTTTGATTGTCCGGAAAGATGGTGGAGAAAGGTTAGAGAAGAATTTTTTAGGGTGTATAAACCAGCACTCCTAAAGGTGGATGATTGTCTACAGCCTTATCATGTGCGAGTGTTAACAATTCCAATGATGAATAGATTGCTGTATCAGGAGTTGGGGTATTTCTGGAATCCTTTATATGATTCAATGTTTGTAGATCAGGACTTATACGAAGTTTGTGAGAAAAATAGATGGCTAATTCATGCGCCTCATTTGAAATTCCCTCACAATCACGTATCGGTAGGGAAAGCGCCTGATGATGAAACCTACCGTAGGAGCGCAGCGAATTGGAATACTGGTAAAGCAACTTTCCAACGTAGACAACAGGCGGGGTTCCCACTATGAGTAGTTTAGCCATTTTAATCTGCACCCTTCCGGAACGGTTCGAAAAGTTGAAACGGTTGAAGAACATTTTAGAACCACAAGTCGAACGGTTCAAAGACAGGGTTTCAATACACTACCATGACGGGGGGAGTTCGATACCAACGGGAACCAAACGGAATTTACTAATAGAAAATTCTTCCTCTGATTACTTCTGCTTTGCAGATGACGACGATCTAGTTTCCGCTTTCTATGTGGCTGAAATAGTTAAAGCGATGGACCAGAACCCTGACGTCATTACTTTCTGTGGCTATATAACTACCAATGGAGCCAACCGGGTCAACTGGCAAATTAAACTAGGTAATGAATATGTAGAACGGAATGGAATGTATTACCGATGGCCCAATCATTTAGCGGTGATGAAACGGGAGCGGGTACGACATGTAAAGTTTCCGGCGGTCTGGCAAATGGAAGACTTCAGATGGTCAGAAGAAATAGCACGAAGGAAACTATTGAAAACGGAGGTTCATATTCCGTTGGAATTATACCACTATGACTGTATTCCAAAAACAAGAAGAGTAAATGAACGCAGACTTCGATAAATCATTTTTTCAGACTGCATGGGGTGAAGAAGGGTATTTAGAACCATTCAGCTACGGTGTTGGCATAGAAACAGTGTGTGAAGTCGGTTTAACGCCGTTCCTGTCACCACATAAAGACGCATTGGAGATAGGACCAGGGGGCGGGACGTTTACCCAACGGATGATAGGCCAATTCAACCACTTGACAGTGATGGATGTCATCAAACAGCCCAAAGCATTTGAAGCGTTCGAAAACTTCACCTATATAGAATTGTCAGATAAGAATTTTGACTGTCCTGTCGATGCCTATTCAATAGACTTTTGTTTCTCTTATAATGTCTTTTGTCACCTATCGAATGACGCTTTAAGTAAGTATTTGAAAGGGATAAACAAGGCTTTAAAGTTTGGGGGGGACTTTGTGTTTATGCTTTCAAATTATAGGCATACAAGTCAGTTCGGTAAGGGATATTCGTTAGGAGACTTCCTACCAATGGGCCATTTTTATCAGGATCTTCGAACGCTGGATTTGATTGCAGATTATAATCAGTGGGAGGTAATTAATAACAATCTACTCCCAGACCACAGGGATATAGTATGTCACCTACGAAAGATATGATTGCCTCTATCCTCATCCCAACAATGCCCGGAAGATTGGAAAAGTTTACCAATCTGTTCAATGAACTACATCGGCAATTGGCTTATATGCAAACCTTTCACCCAACGTTGGGACAGATTGAAATAGTAATAGACGATTCAAAACGGTTTTTAGAGGGTGGACTATCAATAGGAAAGAAACGGGAGGCATTAGTCCAGCGGGCGGAAGGGAAATACTGCTGGTTTCTGGATGATGATGAAACGATAGCTCCGAACTACCTGGAAACATTGGTAAGGATGTGCTGTCATGATAAAGACGTATGCACGTTCCGGGCCATTGGGAAATTTGACAACTACTGGGCAGTGTATGATATGTCGTTGTACAATACCTGGAATGAACCCTCCACGCCAGATAAAACGGTAGTAAGAATGCCGTGGCATCAGTGTCCTGTTAAGACTGAATATGCTAAAATGTATCACTTTCCAGATACGTCTTATGGCGAGGACTGGGCATTTATGGAAAAGGTTTTAACGCACTGTAAAACAGAGGCACATACGGACGCTATTTTACTTCAATACAATCACGGCAAACATTCAGAAGCAGATAAAATAACTAACCATGTACAGTCAGAATCAGGAGGAGAAACACATTCTTGAATACTTCGGATATCACGTAGGTACGTTCCTTGACTTAGGAGCCAACGACGGGGAAACCTTTTCGAATACCCGGGCACTAGCCTTGAAAGGATGGAAGGGTATTCTAATTGATTGCAGTCCCACGGCTGTAGCTCGATGTAAAGAACTGTACAAAGACTTCAAGGGAATCTACGTCTACGACTATGCGATATATAAACACAATGGTAAGGAGATATTTCAGAACTCCGGGGCGCTATGTACTCCTGCCGATACTGGCCTGGTTGGTACTTTCTATCAACACGAAAAGGAAAGGTTTTCTCGCAAAGTTAAATATGAACCTATTGAAGTCAAGACATTCCGATGGAAGACCGCATTAAACAGGTGGAAGATAAAAGAATTTGATTTTGTGTCGATTGATATCGAAGGCGGGGAAATGAATGTCATTCCGGAAATGGACCTATCCAAAACACGCTGTTTTTGTGTGGAGTGGAACGGGAAGCAGGAACTAAAGGAAGCCTATGAGAAATATTTGGATGGGTTCACGGTCATTTATACGTCAGCGGAAAATATCGTTTATGCCCGCCTTTGACATAAGTATTTATAATAAAGAGTTCTTTGAATGGCATAAGAAGCACGTTCACGAATCTGCTATGCGGTGTATGGATTGGTACATTGATAAATACAAACCAACATCAGTAATTGACTTTGGTTGCGGCATTGGCAGTTATTTAGAATCATGTTCCAATCACGGGGTAATGTTCGGAGGAATTGAGATTTCAGAACACGCATTAAAATTCATGTCTGATTCAGTTAAGCCATACGTGGATATTATGGATTGCACAGAGGACTTTGGACAGATTGGTAGGTTTGACACAGTGATAAGTTTTGAAACAGCAGAACACATCGAACCGGAAGGCACTAACCAATTCATTTTGAACCTTGTAAACGCTACCGGAAAAACATTACTGTTCACGGCAGCCCCGCCAGGTCAGGAAGGAACAGGACACATCAACTGCAGACCTAAAGAGTTCTGGATAATGGAATTAAGTGACCTCCTGATTTACAATGACATTTTAACCGGGGAGATTTCAGAAGCATGGGAGAAACTTGGCGCCCCGTGGTATATCGTTAAGAATCTAATGGTATTCAGTCGATGATAATTGTCAACTTTTCCACCAAAGGCTACGGAATGTTGCAACGCAGGCTGCGCCATTCATTGGCTGGGCATAGAAGTATAATGTTCAGCAACTACGGGCAGATTGATAGCCCCACTCAGCAGGACAGCCCCTATCAATTTAAGATACATTCCATAGAGAAGGCGTTTCTTCAGGATGACATCGTTTTATGGTGTGATTCATCCCTGTTTCTGGTTGGAAACCTACATATCATCGACAATCTAATAAAACAGGATGGATACTTTATGGAAGAAGCGGGCCACTGGGTAGGGTCATGGACGAATGAGTTTACAAAGGACTATTTCAAAATGACAGAAGAAGAACTCGCCGTCCCTGGTGGAATATTCATGTTTACCGCTGGGTGTCTGGGGTTAAACCGACAGAACCCGACAGCTATGGAATGGTTCCGACAGTGGAAAGAGGCGGCGCTTGCGGGATGCTTCAAAGGGCACTGGCATGACCACAGACACGATATGACCTGTGGTTCCATCATAGCCCAACGGCTGGGAATGAAATACCAACGGGGCGGTAAGTACCTTGCTTATGTGGGACCAGACTACCCAAAACCTGAGCCGGGGGTTGTGTTTAAACTAAAGGGCTATTTATGAGAATACTACTGGCGTGGTGGTTCTGGATAACCAATAGAAACGATGAGGTAGCGCAGTCTAGGTTAAAAATATGTTCTATGTGTGAAAAAATGAAATGGGGGGTATGCAAAGTTTGTGGATGTCCATTGCAAACTAAAGCCAGATTGTTAGATGAAATATGCCCGCATCCGGATGGAAATAAGTGGAATTAAAAGGGGGCCAATCGCCAACAAGCCCCCTTTAATATTTTCGCCGGACTTATTGGTTTTACCGACGCGAAGTAAATATAACAATTTAAATGCCATTTAAGTGAAGTTATGCGCTATTTACAACGTATGGGCCGATTGGGATATTTTAGAATATTCACTTAAAAACATCGAGCCGTTAGTAGACGGAGTTATAATTGTCGGCTCCACTAAAAGCAACTTTGGGGAATATTATCCAATACCTGAGCATTTCCGCGACAGGGTAGCCATCCGCGAGCCACAGTTTAAAACTGCTCGTGAAAGTGAAACTGACAAACGCAACTTCGGCTTAGACTTAGCTAGGTGGGCGGGGTTCACCCACTTTATAACTATTGATGCTGACGAATTCTACGACCCCAAAAAATTCAACTTAGCTAAAAAATTAGTTGATGACACTGGACTTGTTGGGCTGGTTTGCACCTGTACGACTTACTTTAAAAGTCCCACATTAACGATAGGATTGGATATAACGTTAGTTCCATTCATTCACGAACTTACCTCCACTATTAAACATACCTTCAACAGAAACTATCCCTATGCGTGGAACGGGCCACAGATTCGGATAGACCCTACCCGTAGTTTGAATATAGATGATGGGGTGTTTATGGTTGATATCACGATGCATCACATGTCATGGGTACGCGCAGACATCAAACGGAAGATGCGGAACTCCACAGCCAAAGCTAACCTTGAACGCTCCACTATATTGCAAGATTATCAGCAAGCCAAAGAAGGATATTATTGCCAGTTTTATGGCAAGGTTCTCACACGCGTGGCGAACCGCTTCAATATCCCGGAGATATGGACGTAAAGAAAATCACTGAGCCTTTATACAAGATTTATAATTTCGTAGTAAGGGAATTTGCCTACACTCAACAGGTAGAAATGTCCGGTCAATATCTCCCCTTTGGGCCGGATGATATGTTCCCCAACAAATTAGCTGGCTTAGTTCAGGGTTCCCCCACGGCGACCGCGTGTCTATCTACTATGGTAGACTTTGTCACCGGGGAAGGATTCAACAAAGGTATAGGGCTTGAGAATCTTGTTATTAACAATCAAGGCTTAAAGTTATTCCGATATCACAGCATACAGTCGGATTCATTGGTCCATAACTGGGGTGTTGCTTCGATAGTCAAGTACAACCAGGCCGGAGAGATTACACAGATATTCGACATTCCTTTTGCCTACTGCCGGCTGGGGAAACCCGATGATAGGGGCATAATTTCAAAGATACTTTACAATCCCTATTTCGGGACGGGGCTTTACAACAGAGCGCAGACGGTAGAATATGACGTCTACAATCCAACCGCGGCCACAGTTCAAATGGGACTGGATAAGAAATGGAAAGGGCAGATAAATTGGCTGGGCATTAAAGACCAGAAACATCCGTTTTATCCTATTCCAGATTATTACTCCGCCTCGCACTGGATGAATGTAGAAAAGAACGCGGCGGTTTATTTCGATACCAATTTAGAAAACGGGTTCCTTCAGTCAATGGTACTTAAAATGGTGGGCGACCCTAACGACGTCTCCGGGAAGAAGGATGGGAACGATGAGGATATCACCAAAGGGAAGTTATTGGATGAAATGTTAACCCATGACTTCTCCGGACCAAAACGGGCGCATAAGATTATGACCCTATGGGGAAACAACAAAGAAGAATGGCCAGAACTGGCGGCTTTCCCGACGAATGCGAATTCAGA